GAAAAAATATTACATTAGGTCAGTTAAAAAAGGTTTATCGTAGAGGTCAGGGTGCTTTTTTATCTGCTGGTTCAAGACCTCGTACTTCTATGGCTAGTTGGAGTATGGGTAGAGTAAATAGCTTTTTAAGAGGTTCACGCAAACACGATCTTGATTTAAGACGAAAAAAACGTAAAAGGTAGTTATGAAAAAAGCTACTACAACAAATGAAAAGTTTATAGAGATTGATGGTAAGATGAAATTACTTCATCAAAAAATTCACATCATAGAAACTAATCATCTTAAACATATGCAAAGAGATATAGATAGAATTTTATATTTAATTTGTGGTGTAGGTTTAGCAGTAGTTTCCCAATTCCTTTACATTATTTCAAATTAATAGTACAAGTATAACTTGTATGAATCACAAAAAAATATTAGTAATTTCTGATATGCACTTGCCTTATCAACATAAGGACTCAATAAAATTTTTAAAAGAAATCAAAAAAGAATTTAGACCTGACAAGATTGTGAACATTGGCGATCTCTTAGACTTCCACGCAATATCAATGCACGATAGCAACCCTGATTTATATTCTGCTGGTATGGAATTGGATAAAGCAAAAGAATATATAAAAGTATTAGAAGATATATTTCCTGAAGTAATAGAAGTAGATAGTAATCATAGTAGTCTAGTTTATAGACGAGCATTAAAATATGGTATGTCAAAACAATTCCTAAAACCATATGGAGAGTTCTTAGGAACTAGAAAATGGAAATGGATTGATGATTTAACTCTAACTATGTCTAATGGTCAAAGATGTTTCTTCACTCATGGAAGAAGTGCAGATGTATTAAAGGTATCTCAAACTATGGGAATGAATTGTGTTCAAGGACACTATCATACTAAGTTCTTAATAAGCTATTGGGCAAATCCTGATAATCTATTCTTTGCTATGAATGTAGGTTGTTTAATAAATCAAAAGTCTATGGCTTTTTCTTATGCCAAAAACTTTAAAACAAGATTTATACTAGGTTGTGGAATAATACTAAATGGAATACCAAGACTACTTCCTATGGTTATTAATAAAAAAGGCGATTGGATTGGTAAGATAGTATGAAGAAGAAATGCTGTGGAAAGTATGCTTTAAAAGGCGAGAGAGCAACGGAGAGTGCCTTAGATAGACAAGTGGGCAGTACCAAGCACTATAAAGATTTTAAAATACAACCTATTGAATTTATAACTGCTAACAAGCTTAGTTTTATTCAAGGTAATGTTATTAAGTACATCTGTCGTTATGATAAAAAAAATGGTAAAGAAGATATTGATAAAGTCATTCATTACTGTGAATTATTAAAGGAGTTAGAATAATGTGGTTCGGATTAGCAAAAATAGCATTACAAACAGGTGCTAAAGTTTATGCAAATAAACAAAAGCAAAAAGAAGCAATGTCACAAGCGGCACTACTTACGGCAGAAAAGATGGCAAGAGGAGAGACAGAATATCAAGGTAAATTATTAGAAGCTAGACAAAACGATTATAAAGACGAGTTTGTTTTAATTATATTGTCAGCACCAATCATTGTTCTTGCTTATGCAGTTTTTAGTGATGACCCAGCTATGATGCAAAAAATAGAATTATTCTTTCATCACTTTGGCAATTTGCCTGTTTGGTTTCAAACTTTATGGATTACTGTTGTTGCAAGTATTTTTGGAATAAAAGGTACACAGATATTTCGTAACGGAAAAAAGTAATTTAATTTAATCTTAAATATCTATATTGTGAAGTATGAGTAACGAAATAGATTTTGTGATAACTGAATTAACTGTTGAAATATTAACTAATAACAATATGGGTAGAGCAAGTTTTATATTTATAGATCAGACTCCACATTTCCCTAAAGTAAATAATATGCTTAATCAGATAGATGAAAAGGAAGATGCTTTTATTGGTAATTATAGTATCTCAACAACTGAGATTACTGAAAGAACAGATATATCAAGCTTAGATTTTATTAAGCACTAAGCAATAGATAAACATAAAACACCATCAAAGAAAACATAACAATATAAACTGTTGATATGGCTATAACCTTACCCCAATTTATTTTAGTTTTCTCTCTTTGATAATGACCATTGTTATCTAAGTACAGTTTTGTCATTAGCCCTCTTGTTTATTCATAAGTGTTAAATCTCTTTTAAGTTCACTTTGTTTGAGACTCGCATACCTATCAAGATTATTATAATGCAGTTTAGCTTTAATAAGATTACTCTCAGCATCTGCATAATGTTTTACTATATCTGTGTATTCTTGATCTGTTCTAGCTTTGTGTTCTGCTTCTATTACAGTTTTAGAATCAAGCTTATGTTTTAAAAAGCATTTAGAGAAAGTTGCTTTCTTACCCTCATCTAACACTATGGCTTTACCTTGCCAATCTTTCCATTCTCTACTTGCCTTTTCTAATTCTAAATATACTTGCTTACTGTTTAAATGTTCAAATGTTTCTACCATATTATGACTCCTGTTATAAATCCTATTAAAAACCAAATGATCTCTTGCCTATAATACAAAGACCAAAACTCTAACTTCTCTTTTATTTTACGGGTATTCATATAAATCCTTTATTAGTTCTGCATCATCTTTTACTTTTGCTCTTAGGTCTTTTACTTCTTGCTCTAGTCTAGTTAATCTTATTCTTAACTGACCATTAAGTGTTTTGTGAGATTTGTTCATAGTAGTTAAACGATCTATTGTGTTTTGAAGTTCTGAGATATGATCTTTATACATTTGATTATTCTTCTTATACATCTCGCACTCTAATTCTAAATCGTGTATTTTAACTTCCAAGTCTAAATCTCCTCTATGCTCTCTATCCATAAATTAAAATGGTGGTAAATCATCATCTAATTCTCTCATTGACTTATGATCTTCCATAGTAACAGGTTGTGCGTTATCAGGTGCAGATGGTTGGGCTTCTGTCATTTGTTGAGAAGAATATTGTGGCATAGTTTGACCAATAGGTTTCATACCATCAACATTTCTTGATTGGTAATTATCTTTTACAAAATACCAAATAAACTTTCTTTGCATATTAGAATGTGTGTACTTATCCATTCTATCAGACTCTAAATCAACAGAACCTAATTTTAGAACATAACCTTGTTTTACTTTTTCTACAACGTGCTTCTCATTTAACCAATTAGCAAATTGATATGTAGAGTATTTTCTACCTGTCAAAGTATCTTTGAACATAGTTTTACTTGATGCTTGGTATTCAAATTTAGGTGGTGTTTTACCTGTCGGTTTTAAATAGACCTCTAAAGCTACAAAAGCTTCTCTTTGTTTATTATACATTAGTTTTTCCTTTTATTTATTAGTTGTTTTCTTTTACGCATTTGCTCATTAAAAAGTAATTCAGATTTATGACAACTCAATAAACCTAAAAAAGCTTTTAAATGATCTTTCTTATAAAGAATTTGTATAGCTTCAAACTCCTCATTTGTTTTAGGTAATCTTACAATAAACATTTTGTTTATCTTTTTACCTGTCTGTTCTTCATAAGCTAGTTTATATCCATGTATTTGATGAACCATATTTAAGAATAAACCTTTAGATGTTTTAATATCTATAAGCCATAGGTTATTTTCTTTATCACTTGCTATTAAATCAAGAGTTCCACAATACCCTCTTTCAGAATAAAGTATCTTTTCAGACTCAATAACTTTAAGTTTATTCTTTTTCCAAAACTTTTGAAATTGCATAAAACAATTAGCCACTATCTTATCTTCAGGTTTAGTTACCTTTTCTCCTTTAAGCCATAATTCTACAAGCTTATGAACAATAGAACCAATACTTAATATATTGTCATTTTGTTTTCTTGCATTAGCTTTAGCATCTATAATTATTTTATCTATCTTATCTAAAGGTATTCCCTTTTTCTCCATTTCTTTTTTAATTGCATTAACTTGTGTATTTACTTTCCAAGCTTCTAATGCTGGACTTGCTAACTTACCAAGCAATGTACTCATACCAACGACATACTCGTTATTATGAATATAAACGTGCTTATCTTCGTCAAATGTTATTGTATGACCATTTTCTAGTTTTACTGTCTTACTCATCATTTCTCCAATTTATATATAGTTTTTTATTTAGTTTTCTTAAAGGTCTAAAGAAGTAATCTAAATCTGTATGTGTAGCTTCACATAAGATTATAAGATCATCTAAAGGAACTTTATTTAATCCTTTCTCTCTTTTCTGCACTTGTTGAAAAGTACATTTGCAGATATTGGCAATTCTTGTTTGCGTATATCCTAGTTCTAATCTTCTTTGTCTCATTCTTATTCCAAGATACTCATAGAACTTTTTTCTATTATCTTCTCTACTAGCACCATTCCAAGTGGTAAGAGTAGCACGAAGTCTTGATTTTATATTGCTTAGATTTCTCACTTGACTATCTGTGTACATATTCTCTCCTTATTAATTAACGACACTATGACCTCTATTGTTCATACAGTTTCTATAAATTTTTGGATATTTATATTCTAGTTTATCAGATAACCATAATGTACTTGCTCTCCACCAAACATTATAAACTGCTTTACCTGACTCAACTAAAGTGTTGGTATTGTCTTTTGCCAATGTTTTACAATGCTGTAAATCATCAGTTATCATTCTTGCTTTATCTTCATTGAAAGTACCTGATCTTCCATTTGTATCTATTACAGGTTTATAACTTGCACACCCTTGAAGTAGAGTGATAGATAGCCCTATTAACATTATCATTTTCTTCATTAGTTTCTCCCCTAGTTAACTTATATTGCTCTCATACTTCTCAAACTTTGTTTCAATAGTTGGTTCATATAAACCTGTATTTGACCGCTACTCATCTCCTTTTTCTTTTTTTGATGAAGCTTGATCGCTTTCACTATTGATTTTATGTTTGAAGCTTGAACTGTTTTTTTGTTCATTAGCTTTCTCCTTATGGAATCTATCAACGTGTTCTCCATAGATAGATGCCTTGTGTTTGACTACATCTTCTAATGTAGTATCTGAGGGTAATCCCCCAAATTCTTTTTTAAATAGTTCTTCCCAATCTTTAGCTTTGCCTTTTATGATTGATACTATCATTATGCTCTCTCCCTTTTAAGTTTCTTTGCTTCCGCTAACCATTTTGAACCCTCTACTTCAGTTAGTAAATCACTCATTAATTTATCAGTAAATAATTTAGGGTCAGAATTTACTAAATGTTTTTTAGCTATTTCTCTAGCACCCTTAATCATTTTTTTACTCCACTTTTTTGTCATTTTCTCTCCTAAGTTTTTGTTCATACGAAATTTGTACGAAATTTAGATTGTATTGTAAAGCCCTAAAAAACACAGTAAAATAGCCATTTTTTAACTATATTCACAACTTATATTTTAATTATTGCAATTTAAAAGCAAATCACTTACAAATCGAATCAGGGTAAAAAGAGAAAATTTTTGTAATATCCTTTGGTTATGTTATAAGAATCGTAAGACAATCATTTTCTCTCGGTGGATTAGATGTTTGAAAATCTCCCTAAGGTTTATAAACGTAAAAAGTTCTAATCCACCACCCTTAAAAAAGGAGAAATGATATGCAACTAAAACTAGACTACGAAGCTTACCAACGAAATAGCGAAACAAGCAAAAGTGCTTATTATAATAAAAAAGATAAGCTGACATTAAAAGAACAAGTTTATGACTTATTGCTTGATAATCCACTTGCGAACCATCAAATCGCAGATAAAATGGAAATACCATTAAGTTCTGTAACAGCAAGAATACGTGAATTGCAAATTGATGGTAAAGTTGAGGACTCAGGTAAAAGAGCAATGAGTAAATATAAAAGGGAGTGTGTCATTTGGCAAAGAAAAAAGTAAAAACAAAAGCAGAAAAAGAACGATTACAGACTATTGCTGAGATGCCTTGTTATGCTTGTTTTCAGGACGGACTCGAGGTGGCTTCAGAAGTACACCATATTCGCTCTCACACAGGGTTGTCGTGCCGTCCAAGCCATTTTTCAACGATACCCTTGTGTGTTTTCCATCATCGCTTAGGGAAGCTGTCAGTACATTTGGGCAAGAAAGAGTTTGAGAAAAAATACGGAACACAACAAGAGATATTAGAAAAAGTAAATAGGGAGATAGAGAGATGCAAAAGACAGATAGTGGATATTTTTTAGTTTATCGTAAAGTTTGGAGAAATAAAGTTTTTAGAAGTTTAATAGAGTCTAGTGTTTGGCTATATATGATAAGTTCAGCTACACACCAAGATAAGACACTTAATTTCTTAGATAGTAGAATATTTGTTAAAAGAGGAGAGTTAATATTTCCTTTAAGAAAAAATGCAACATTTTGGAAAATGACTTATTCTGAAATGAGGACTTTTATACTTAGATTGAAAAGACGAGGTATGATCTCAACAAGACTCGCCCAGCTTACACCCAGCTTTAATCACCCTAGACGAAATATTACGATTATTAATGTTATAAATTACGATAAATTTCAGTATGTGGATAACGAGCAATCAGCACACAACCACCTATCGCCCCTGTCTAATACACAATATAATACTAATACACATCTACTAAATAGGGTAACAAAAAAGTCTAGCAATGGGATAACATATTTAGGAGATGAATTTGGAGAATATGCAAAAGTTAAGATTAAAGGTAAAATCAAGTGGAAGCATAAATTTAAGGAAGATATGCCTTTAAAAGACAAGCTATGATGGGTCTATTAAGAATCTTTAAATATGTGAGAAAACGTATTATAAAGTTATCATTGGAAAATCAAAGATTAAAATTACAAATAAAACTTTTAATTGAAGCAAGTAATAACAAGAAGCACTAATGGTAAGACGTAAGAAATCACAATTTAGACACATTCTAATTGATAAGAAAAAATACTATTTCTATTCTATAAAATGGTTAGACATATTGGGAGACTCAGGACACGCAGACAATAAAGATTTTCTTAATATGCGACCAGCACAAATGGTTTCACAAGGTTACGTTTTTAAAAAAGATAAAAAGTATTTATGGACTTTTGCAAGTTATGACGAAAATGAGGCAGTATTCTCAGATCGTAATTGTTTTCCTATTGGTTGTATAGTATCTATGAATAAATTAGAGGTATGATTCCTTTTCCTAAAAAAAAATATAAGATTATATATGCAGACCCAGCTTGGCATTTTAAAACCTACTCTAATAAAGGCGAAAAACGATCTGCTGTACGTCATTATGATTGCCTTAATATTAACGATATTTATGATTTACCTGTTAGCGATATATCTGATGACGATTGTATATTGTTTATGTGGGTTATTGACTCAATGCTTCCTGAAGCTTTGGAAGTTATTAAAAGGTGGGGTTTTAAATATAAGACAGTAGCTTTTACTTGGA